GGAAGTAGTAGAAGATACTGAGGAAGTAGTAGAAGATACTGAGGAAGTAGTAGAAGATACAGAAGAAGTGTTTAAATTAACACCTAGTGATATTGATATTTCTGAAGATACTGATGCTATTTTATCTGGACATGACTTTTCAGATGAATATAAAGAAAAAGTTAAAAGTATATATGAATCAGCGGTATTAACAAAGATTAATGAACATTTAGAAATATTAGAAGAAAAATATAAAGAAAAATATGAAAAACAATTAAATGAATCAGTGGAATTAATTCATACTGAATTATTAGAAGATGTTGACAAATATTTATCATATGCAGTTGATGAATGGGTATCGGAAAATAAAATAGCTATAGAATCTGGTATTAAATCATCTATATTAGAAAATTTCGTATCTGGTCTTAAAGATGTTTTTGAGGAAAATTATATTGATATTCCCGAAAATAAATTAGATATATATGAAACTTCTAAAGAAAGTGAACAAAAATTACAAGAAGGTTTAAACTTTCAGATTAACAAGAATATTGAATTAACAGAAAAATTAATTCATATTCAACGTGATACTATTGTTACTGAGTTAACTGAAGGATTAACATTAACTCAAATTGAAAAAGTTAAGAAGTTGAGTGAACATTTAGAATTCAATTCAGAAGAAGTTTTTAAGGAAAAAGTAAAGATTTTCGTTGAAAGCTATTTTTCATCTGAATCAGAAGTGACAGAGAGTCGTATATTAGATGAAAGTGCATCAGATACTGCTATTGAAGATTCTCCTATGGTGAAAGAAGAACTTGAAGTAACGGGGTCAAATGACTTAATGAGTTATTATGCAAGTACATTGTCAAGATGTAAAAAGTAATAATTATAAATATATAAACATATTATAATAATTTAATATAAAAAATAAAAATTAATAAAGGAGAAAGAGATGTACACTGAAATGCATTTATCAGAAGAATTACAACAAAAATGGAAGCCTGTTCTAGAGCATGAAAATATTGCCCCAATTACAGATCCATACAAAAAAGCAGTATGTGCTATTTTACTTGAAAACCAAGAAAAAGCAGTTAAAGAAGAACGTTTAATCATGTCAGAAGCTAACGTAGTTGGTGGTGGTATGAGTCCAACAGTTGGTGGTGAGGGTCAATTCCAAGGAATGGATCCAGTACTTATCGCACTAGTTAGACGTACTATGCCTAATTTAATGGCATATGATGTTTTAGGTGTTCAACCAATGTCTGGTCCAACTGGATTAATCTTTGCAATGCGTTCACGTTATGTTGATCGTAGTGATGATTCTCGTCCAGAAGCGTTTTATAACGAATCAGATACATCATTTTCTGGTCTTGGTACACACGGTTCAACGGATCCTTTTGCTGGAAATGAGGTTGTTGCTGGAGTATTGACTGATTCTGGTGGTGTAGGAACTGGTGGTGTACATAGTCATACATCTGGAACAGGTGGACCAGTATCAGATGCTGAAAAACTAGGTTCACGTGATGCAACTGGTGCGTTTGGTTCTAATTCTTTAGGTCATGGTGGTGACTTTAACGAAATGGCATTCTCAATTGAACGTGTTACTGTTACCGCAGAAAGTCGTGCATTGAAAGCCGAGTATACTACTGAATTGGCACAAGATTTAAAAGCTGTTCATGGTTTAGACGCTGAGTCTGAATTATCTAATATTCTTTCAACTGAAATTGTATCAGAAATAAATCGTGAAGTTATTCGTACTGTATATGGTGCTGCTAAATTAGGTGCTCAAACTGGTACAACTACTAAAGGTGTTTTTGATTTAGCTGCTGATGCAGATGGTCGTTGGTCTGTTGAGAAATTTAAAGGTTTAATGTTTCAATTAGAAAGAGAAATGAACGTTATTGCTCGTTTAACTCGTCGTGGTAAAGCTAACATCTTAATATGTTCTTCTGATGTTGCATCTGCATTATCAATGGCTGGTGTATTAGATTTTAACCCAGCATTAGCTGGTAATAAATCATTAACACCTGACGACACTGGTAATACATTTGTTGGTGTTCTTAATGGTAGATTAAGAGTTTATATTGATCCATATTTTGATGCAGCTGGTGCTTATGAAATGGCATGTTTGGCATATAAAGGTACTTCACCTTATGATGCTGGTATTTTCTATTGCCCATATGTTCCACTACAAATGGTTCGTGCAGTTGGACATGAAACTTTTCAACCTAAAATCGGTTTTAAAACTCGTTATGGATTGGCTTCAAACCCATTCTCTCAAGGTGCAAATGCTGGTTCTGGTTTAACTGCCCGTTCAAATGTATATTATCGTTTATTTAGAATTGACAACTTAATGAGTTAATTTAATATAACAATAATAAACATTAAGAAATTATTAAAGGGTTACTTCGGTAACCCTTTTTTTTTATGATTAATATTTGTGTTATAAATATAATATAACTAACTAACAGTATATTATTATGGAAATAAACTCAAATTATTTTAACAACCAATCATTCAAATTTGAAGTAGACTTATGTCCTTCTTTGAGTGGGTTCATCCAGACGATAGGCATTCCATCCATAAATCTAGGTGAAACCCCTGTAGATACTACATTTATACAAAGGAAAGAACCTGGAGATAGGTTATCATATGGTACTATAAATATCTCATTTATAGTTAATGAGGATTTACAAAACTGGTTTGAATTATATGAGTGGTTCACGGGATTGGGATTTCCAGATAATTTTCAACAATATTCAGGATTTAAGTCAAGAGAATTTTTAACAGAATCAATTGACCATATAACATCAACTGCATTTTTATTGTTATATGATAATAACCAACAACCAGTAATGAAATTATCTTTTTATGATGTATTCCCTACATCATTATCTGAAGTCACATTAACGACAACTGATACTATGACTAATAATGTTGCTTGTATTGTTGATTTTCAATTTACTAATTTAAAAGTGGAGAAACTAAATAATATAATATGATTACATTAGAAACATTAATAGAAGAATCTAAATCCGATTTAGAAATTGATATATTAACTATTGGTGATCAAAATGGTGAAATAGTTAATACACAATTAATGATTGGAAAATGGTTAGAATATCAACAAATATATAAGTCTAAGTTATTAACTATGTCTATAGAATATAAAAAAATAACAGCATTAAGAACTTTGTATTATTATGGTAAATTATCTGATAAAGAAATAAATGATTTAGGTTGGGAAATACATGGTAATAAAATATCTAAATCTGAATTAATGTCATGGATAGATTGTGATAAATATATAAGTGAATATAAATTAAAATATGAAATGACAAAACAGACATTATACTTAATAGATAAAACATTAGATTTATTGGGTGACAAACGATGGTCTGTTAAGAATTTAATTGATTTTAAACGATTCATGGAAGCTTCTTGACGGATAATAATCATATTATAATTCATAAACTGGATGAGTCTTATCTGCAAATTGATTCTCCGGAAATGTATATACTCAAAGAATTAGTTGATTATTTTACATTTAAAGTTCCTGGTGCAGAATTCATGCCCACATATAAAAAGAAAATATGGGATGGTAATATAAGATTATTTAATCCCGTTGACAGAAAAATATATACAGGATTAAAAAATAAAGTAATAGAATTCTGCAACATCAACGGATATGGTGTTGTTGATTGTGAGACTCCCGACCCTAATACAGAGTTCAACAAATCAGACATGGGTCAATTATCTCGTTATATTTCTCCAAAGTCTAAGGGTAAAGGTATTGTCTACCGAGACTACCAGCTTGATGCCATTATGCACGCGATTAACAACAGTCGTGCCGTGTTGTTGTCTCCTACTGCTTCCGGTAAATCGTTGATAATATACTCTATTATTAGATTTTTCTTGTTACATCCAGATTTAAACGATAAGAAAGTTCTTATAATTGTGCCCACCACATCATTAGTGTCTCAAATGTATGGTGACTTTAAAGATTATGGATTCAACGTTGAAAAGTCGTGTCATAAAATCTATCAAGGGCAG